ATCCTGCCTGATTAACTCTGCAAATTTAATCATGTCAGGGTGCAGGTCTTTAAAGCCGCTAATAACGCCCGCTTGTTCAGCAAGTTTTTTGATTTTGTCATTCATCTTCATCAACCTTTTTGGTAATGAACTCGTGATATTCATCGATCAGATGATCCAATCCTTTGAGTCTAAAGAATTCATCTGTCCATTCATCGAATTGTTCATTGGTTGATTCACTTAAACCCTCGTTGTATTGCAATCGATCAACCTCCAATGACAAGGCAAAGTTACGGGTGCATATCATGCGGTGTGATTCGAGCATTTCTTTAGCCCATTCTGGCATCATTGCTGCCGCTTTTTCTTGTAATTCAAAGTCATTCATCTTTTACCTCTTTCCTGAGTGCATTAGCTTCCTTCACTAACGTGACCATCTCGTCGTGGTGGATTCTCCCTACCCAACAATGCCCCTCTTTGTAAAAAGCAATATCAAGTAGGTGTGTCCCATCGGTTGAGTGAACGGGTATAGGTATATGCCTACTATCTTCAGTCACCCATGCCATCCTCGATAACCCAATCAGTTCTTGTTCAGTCATTTATTCTTCTCCTTAGCTTCTTCACGCTTGATGCCTTCGTCTAGGATGTTATCGAGCCATTTTTCAGTTGTTCTAAACAACTCCGTAAAGTGTTCACGCATGTATCGGTAGCGTAGTGCGTCACGCTTAATCTCCGTATCCATATTTGTAAACGACTCTACTGATACGAACTGCAACTTCTTCATTAACATCCTTTGCAGGTTGTCTATCGTATCGTTCTGAATCTCAATCTGTTTGTGTAGTGCCTTCCAATCTCTTTTCATTTGAACCTCTTTTCCTGTTCTCGTTACAAGCAAAGCACCGCCATCTGTTTCTTTTTGTAGCAACTACTTCCCCTGCATCAGCAGGTTTCATAGACTGACAGTTTGTGCAGTACCGTTTATTTAATACGTTGATTTCGGCATTACGAGCAATCGTTCTCGTGTCGTTCTTTTCTGACATACTTCCTCTTTGGTATTGTGGCTATGCCCCCATCGGGTTTGGCGTACTTCGCAGCTATCATTGCATCTGCCACCTCGTAACAGGCTTCAGCATCGTCCTCATAAAACTGGTTTAGCCCGATGCAACTAATCATTGCAAACGCTGCAAACAGATCACGCAAGTCTTCGTCATTCATTTGATGTTTCCCTCCTTTATCTTTTTAATACGTTCGGCTTTACGTAGGTCATGGCTGTGCAGCTTCTTACCTACGCTCTTGGGCACTTCACCTGCGGCTTCGGCTACTTTCGCAGCTTTCTTACGGTTAACAACTTTACCGTTACTTAACTCAAACATATGCTTCGATCCCTTCGCCTTCTTACCTTCCTTGGCGATCAGTTCCTCATGCGAATATGCTTTGCTCGGTGCTTCAACGATCTTGCCAGACTTTTCACGAATGGCAGGAACTTTTACGGTTAACTTCTTTGATGCCATGGTAGACTCCTAAAATGTGGGGGAATAACCCCCATATGTTAATCCCCATTGTCGAATTCGACATCTACTTCGTGGGGTGCAGTCTCTTCAGGCTCATCGTAGTTAACCACGTCCCCTTCACGCCGTATCGGTGCTGAGCCGAATCCCGCCTTCAGTAACTCGTTAGCGTAATCCTCAAGCGAAATACCTAGGGCTTTAGCCATAGCGACCTGAGACGAATTCAACTTAATCCTTGTCATGGTCAGCTCCACTTGGATTCGAGATACTTAACGATAGCCATAGCTTCGATGTAACGGTCTCTGTAGTTATCTTTCTGTAACTCGTTGTATTTCTTTTCCAGTTCCATGTATCGCTGATGCCAATCTAAGCACCATGCGTTTAGTGTCTCGATCTCTTTCTGGGGGTCATCTACCTGCATGGTAAACGTGTTGCCGTTGATGTCTCGTGCGGTATACGTCAACAACTTTTTCTTTGTATATTTGCGTCTAACCACAGGCTCAACTTTTACAGTTGGGTCATCACCATACCCCTTCTTAACACAAGAGCGCAGGTTATATATCGAGCGTAACGATATGCCTAGCTTCTTTGACATATCCGCAGGGGATATGTGAGGGTCAGTTTTAAGTAGTGCTTCTACCTTTTGAATCTGTGTTTGTTTTGACATCGTTTTCTCCTGTTGTCAATAAAGAATGAAGATCACTTACGTTATCTTCTCGTACTACTACTGCTACACCACCCGCATCCCTTATCCGTTTAAGGTTAAGTTCTTGCAGGGCAGTTGTCTTGCCCTTTCCCGCTTTAGCTTCAATGCCGAAAAAATATCCGTTATGGCAAACTAAGAAATCAGGTGCGCCTTGTGTCCCATAACCGCCGGTCACTGGCATCACGTAGTAAGCGCCAAGCGCATCAAGCACTTGGCGTATCTGTTTCTTAACCTTCCGTTCCGGCGTCTCTGCCATCGCTGTCGTAAACCCAAAATATATTTTTACTTATGCGCCTACCTATCTCATCAACCTCTGCATTCTGTTGCGTATGGTCAAGTAACATAAGAACCGCAATTTTATCTTGCACCCACTTCGGTAGGTTGTCGACATTATCATATGTCATTTTCAATTTAGGTGCAAACTTTTCTAGTAAATCGTAGCAATCTGTTTTAACAGAATTGTTTGGATTTATTTCTATACGGTAGATGGGTGTCTCCCTCACCATATCCAATGCACGTTCGGTGAGCGCAGGTATTTCGGTAAACCTACCCTGCTCCACAAAGTATGCCGTGAATAGATCATGTAGTATCCTCGAATAGGTGAACTGCTTATTGGCTGCTTTCATACTAGCCACGCTCCACATAGAATGTTGTCTCGTCGATCTTCTGTCCAACCCGTGCGACATACTGCTTATCATCTAAGATGTTAAGGACAGATATACTCCCTGCTATATCCTCTGGTAAATCCGACATAGCGCAGGTAATCTGTGGGCTAACAAAGGTAGGTTTACCGTTTCTACGTACATCACTCACCTCTTGCACGTCAACGTACATGTCCTCACCCACCTTGCGGAAACGCACGAACAACATCTGCACCACACGGTTATCCTCCTCGGCGAACTTATTTACCGCCTCCTCTACGCTACTTGCCGCCTTCCTGAATGCCTCGGTCTTAAACTCTATGCCTAGCTTCTTAAGGTGTAGTATCTCCGCAAGGATAGACTTACTATCGTATCGCAGGTCATACGCAATAGCATCCATCTCCCGCAGGGCTTTATCGTAAACGCTTTGTACTTTCGACCGTGCATCCACATAGAATGCAGTAGCCAACTCCTTGTGTGTATACGGCACAATATATTTACATGCGTTCTTCGCAGCCTTCTTCGCATCTAACGTCATCACCATGTGGTATTGGTCACGATGGTCAGCGAACTTCTCATTGTGAATCTTGCGGCTATACACACCATACGAGGAGTTAGTGTCATCCCCGACTGCATAGTTATTCCACCCGACACGACCTAAGTCAAACGGATACTCGTCCATGTAAATACAGAACTCGTTAATCACCGTGCAAGCTAGACCTTCAGGTAAGGTTGCCCTGATACGTTCAAAGTTAGTCGGATACACCTTAACATGTGGCATTGCTTTACCCAGTAGCTGCATAAGTTCAACCATCTCATACACCACAGGATAATCACCATACCAATTACTCCATTGCGCCTCACGTGAGGACTCTTGCGCCTCACTAATCCTACCTGCGTAACGCTCATCATTCAAAAACTCTTTCATTATTTTTAGCTTAGCCATGTCATTCTCCTTATTCAATATGTATAGTTACGCCAACGTTAGCCGTAACGCTCTTGTTACCCTGTATGCACCACAACACAGGCACAGACCATTGGCCCCATGACCCACCCAAGTAACCATCGGTTAACACAACAACACACTCGGGCTTGATGCCATGCTCAGCCATATACAACGGCACACACTCCACATCCGTGCCGCCACCTCCTGCGGGTTTAGTCGATTTAACCAACTCGCTTAACTCGTCTTGTAGATACACCTCCTCACGACACACAGCCGTATCCCAGTACACCACTCGCACCTTGCTTGGGTGCACCTGATCGCAGATACCTTTAACTTCTGTTAAGAAACTATTGAGTTCTACCTGACCGATAGACCCCGACGTATCTATAGCCACCACGATCTCACCGATAGCCTCGCTAATCGAACTCGGCATGAGCATACCCATCCCTACGTACCTACGATTAACCTTGCGCCATGTCGAGTAGTCCTTACCTGCACAAGTTGTTGTCACGTACTCACGTAATAACTCACGCCAATCCTTCTTGGTTTCTAATAACTCACCGATGTCACGCAACCCACCTGTGCCAATCTTGCCCGCCATGATCGCACCTTGCCGTATCGCCTCGTCAATATCTTTAGCCAAAGCCTCGGCTTCTGCAGCGTCCATCTCTTGTGCGCCCTCCCAGTCATGCTCATCGAAACCAGAGACCACAACCTTGACGCCTCCGTTACCAGAGTCATTGCTTGGCGGTAACAAGTCAAACACCTGCTTCGTATCCATACCCGCATAGGCATCGTCATATAGCCACGACTCACGCATCTTTATCCACCCAGACTTGTGTGCATCTGTATGCACAAGTTTGTGGTTTATCACGTAGTCACACGCACGATTAGTACGGTTGTGGTCAATGTCGCTGAGATGCTTCCACGTAGTAAGATGTCGGTACATCTTGTGATAACACTCGTGCAGTATTGCGAATCTAAATTCGGCATCGCTTAACCCTTCGACAAACTCACGACCATACAACTCATCACGTCCGTTCGTACATGCTGTCGGTATGTTATCGACCACTTGTTTCTTACCTATCATCAGCACACCGGCAAGCGCAACGAATTCGTCACGACCTATGATGTCAGTCGTCGCCTTCATCAGACGCTGCTCTACTGTTAGTTGTCTACCTATTGATAACATGTTCGTTCCTTATTTTTTATCTGCGGCAAACAGATAGTTATTGTCCATTGCCCACTTGGTGAACTTGGGGTTACTCATCACCAGACTCTGCTTGCTGTACTTGGGGCTGCGTACCTGCATCGCAAACAAACTCTGTGCTTCCTTGTCCAAGCGGTTTACGTAGTCCATCCATGGGTCAATGAAATCTTTAGACATCGTTGCCAATGCCCGATAGACCACCATCACCGTAGCCGATGCGCTCTTAGGTATCTTCGCTGAAGCTGGTGAGTTCTTGATCTCTTCATGACGTGGTAACTCGTCAACGAGTGTTATGAAAGCCTCCAGATCTGCACCTGCACGTGCACCGAGTGTGCCCATTAAGTTAGACTTCAATGCGTTCTTACTGATGCTGTCCTTCTTCCACAACCAATGGCTTGCTAACTCCAATGACCGTGGTGTAACGAATGACGCACGTTGTGACTTAGGATGGTAGATGTATGGGTTGCCACCGATCTCATCGTCAGGGTTCTTGACCTCCTCGAATGATTGAAACAACTTACTACCAAACTCCTTAACAAACATAATGATGGCAGGGAAAATACCTGCGTTGATTGCAAAGTCCTCGACCCACTCGTCTGCGGTAGGCTTAGCCATACGCACCGTTGTGATGCGGTTCCGGTGATGCGGCATCAGTAGATCGCCTACGTTCTCACCACCTAAGTTTGTTGTGGCAAAGACCAAGCTGTCCTTGTGCATACGCTTTGTACCAAAGGCACGTTCTAACATAATGCGCATCATGCCATTCTTAACTGCAGGATTCGCCTTACCGAACTCGTCGATCATCAGGATGACAGGCTTATCAAGATGCAGACCCATCTCCTCGTTAGGTACGAACCGCACGAAATCGTCCGTGCTATCTTCGCTTAGTATCTTAGGCAGCATCAAGTCGCCTAAGTCCTTGGTTGTGCAGTCAAAGTAGCAAGGTGTGTGAGTCGGTAGTTTCTGGGCTAGTATCTTCAGGATAGAGGATTTGCCTGTACCCATGTGACCCTGCACAAGGGTAGTCACGATGTTGCCCGTTGCCATGATCGAGTCGACGATCTCGCTGATTGATTGTGCGAATAACTGCTCTGCTGATTGTGTCATTTCATTTCCTTTGTCAATTGATTGAAGTACTTAGTGCCGATTGTGTGATGGGGTATGTACCCCATAGGTTGTTAAGGTGTAATACTATTTACTACCAACTAAACTCTTTCATTAACGCATCGACCTTGGCTTTAGTATCTAAGCGCAAGTCGTCGTCCTCCCGCAGGGCATCGGGTGTGATACCTAGCAAGGCGTTCTCTATCTTGACCTTGGCTTGCCGCATCTTGGCATCGTCGGTCACGTTAAACTTATCAAGCAAGTCGATCATGTCCTGCACGTTAGTGACAAGTGTGTCCCTGAATATCTGTTTCTTATCTCCGGCTAGCTTGGCACTCATGTTACTGAGCGCATCGTATGTCCTGTCCCACACGTCCTGATATGCTTGGGCGAGGTTGTCTTGGTAGAACTGTGCGTATGACTCCTTAAGCTGTGCTTGCGCCTCGTTACCCACGTCCACCCTGAAGTCGCCTACGTCTGGCACAGGGCAGTACTTGACTGAGAACTTATACTTGTTAGCAATCTCGTCCTTGCTCGGGTAGTCCTCGATGTTAAATAGTGCGCCAAGTTTTATCTGTGCACGTGCGATCATGTTGTCATAGTCTGCGAGTGCTGTCGCCACAAGCTGCCTGAACTCCTGCTCCAGTCCTGTGATGTGCTTCTGATAGTCAAAGTACATCGGCGTAGTCAGTAAACGCAGCCCGCTATCTGACCATGGCATCGTCGCATAGTAGTGGTATGTCCGTGCGTTACCTGCATACTTACCGATGGCTTGGAAGTGCGGCTCATCAGCGATTAAGTTCTTATGGTAATTACCTGCACGGGTAGTCGTCTGCTTCTGCACGTCGATTTCGGCAGAGACGTTCTTGTCGAACTTGCGTCCCGTCCATACTGAAATGTTTAACTCCACGAGCATGGCAGATGAGGATATGGTTGGTACGTTGTGTACCACGGGGTTGGTTAAGTTGCGCATAACGTTATGCGAAACGTGTGTTAAGTCGTTCATGGTTATTTCCTTATGTGTAAGTGAAAAGTTGTACTGCTTTGTTAATACGCTTTATCAACGTATGATACATTATACTACTCTTTGATAGCCAAGGTCAATCTTTTAGGGTATGAGGGCGAGCTTATCTCCTATTGATTCATAGTTCGTATCAAACTCGGTAGCTATTTCTGTACGGGTGTAGATGTCATAAGATATTTCGCTTAGCAAGTCCTCTGCACCATCCCTTTCATGCTCGATGTCAGCCACCTCCTCACCAACACGCACGAACGTCCACGCACAGTCATCGGGGAATCGCTGCACTGCAAACACCCTTAACCACTCGTGTGCTTCCATGCTGGCAATCACGCGGATGTGCTTAAACATCTCGTACCATTTAACGTCTGCCTTATGGAAGTTGACACAGTAACGCTCCTCGACGGGGTCGGAATGCCGCATATCAATACTGCACTCACGCAATGCCTCTGTTTTGTGCCCACCATTCACCATGACAAGCGCAATAAACTCGTTAATGGTTTTCTTATCCCTGAATATGATGGTGTATGCCACCTCTGATCTGTATCCCATATCATCCTCCGTTCTTCATCCCACCGAATTTTGTTCTCGGCATGGTGATGAGTAGTCGACGCTCGTCCATGGATTGCAAGTGCACGAGGGTATCTGTCCAACCAATGACGCAGTACGTGCGCCGCCCGATACGCTTGATGTCGCCCGTTTTCATCGCATCGCTCCATCAAAGCCAAGCACAAAGACGAATACGCAGTAGACCATGATGCCAACAACTAAGGCGAGCGGGAGCAGCGAGATATATTCTGATAACTTGTTTTTCAGATACTCAGTCTCGTCTCCATCGCAGATATGAAACGGGTTAGCGTAGTCCGCATCCCTGAACGCATCCTTGGCAGAGGATTTGATCTTGCTTCTGTGCCACTCCATGAGCGGGTCTGTGCCCTGATAGGGCTTGGCGAGTTTGGTGATTGATTCTTTAGAATGCTTCATGTGTATCTCCTTGGGTTGTGGATAAGTCGTGCATTGCGTCATCATAACCATGTGCGTAGTCGGCACTCTTGTTATGTGCTTGTAGGTTAATCGTCTCGTTGATTGCGTCTTGGTATCCTTTGAAGTAGTCAGTCATCTGTGCAATCCTCCTTTGTTATTGATGCCTTTTAAATCGTCCATGTCGGTGATGAGCATGTAGTTAGATTTGTGCATCGGCACGATAGTGTGCTTGCGCTGCTTGGCATGTTCTTCACCACAGGTCAGGCACAACTTATGACCGAGTGCCCAACGTTTAGGGGCGATGTCGTCGCCACAGGTACGGCAGAGGTGTACGGCTTTCATATAATCTCCTGTTAAGATGTTTACTGCAAGTAATGTTACGCATAACGTTATGCGATGCAGGTACAAATGAATCAAAGCAATGCCCGACTCATTGATAATATTATAACCTAACAGACTATCAAAGTCAAGTAAATAGTATTAAAGAATATTATAAGTTAGTATTATATTATATTGAACCTTTTTTTATATAATGTTCGGGGTATTGTTCTAGGTACAAGTCAATGTTCATGCGTATTGTCGGAATGTTCGTTTTGTACCCTATACGGTTGTGTGTCGACCAAATTTAGAAAAGAAGAGGTCTCGTGCGAGTTTTTTCTGGTTTTTCTTTTTTATTTTGCCAAACTCGCTCAAACATGGGTTCAACCACCCCCAATCCGACAAAGCGCATGAATGTTAGATTGTACCTAGAACAATACGAGGTTCAATCGCTGATTTGACAGAACATTCTCACAATGGTACATTGACCAAATGGTACATTCACCATGACAAACCCTAACACAGAGGTACATTATGACTAACCAATACCAAACCAACCTGCGTAATTTTGCACAAGGGAACATTACCGAAGAGAACATCGAGGGTAACTTTAAGATGATTCGGACAAGGCTGCCTAAGTATGTGTTCGATGAATTATCCATTTTGGCACTTAGGAACAATGTAAAAGTCGGACGCATTATGATCGAGATATTAAGGCGTGTTGCGGATAAACAGATTGAGAAACGCAAAGCCAATGAAGCCAACCTAGCCGAACTCGAATGACCCTGTGCGTGACGCTGACCCAAGTCACTGGTTACAAAACGCATAACGTTATGCGCAACGTTGTGAAGCCGAATCCGGACGATGACCCTGTGCGTGACGCTGAATTAAGTCACTGGTATCAAGTCGCATAAGGTCATGCGAAACTTTTTGAGGACAAAAAAAAGCCCCGCCGAAGCGGGGCTAAGTGTTGCTAGGTATTACTTGCTAGCTTTGGGGTCTAAAATCTTAGTGTGAATCGAGAGTGTTTTAAGTGCTTTTATATCCTCGACAATGCCTAAGTAACCATTTTTGCTCTTACCAAGTTTATCGAGTGCCACCTTGATCGCACGTAAGGCTAAGATCTCATATGATGCCTTGGGATCTTTTGCCACCTTATCACCTGCAGCAATTCTACGCTTGAGTGCAGCTTTCAAGTTATTGTAGTCAGTGCGTACCTTCTCGTTTAACACACCTTGCGCTACCAGATTAGATACACTTAAGGTTTTTGGTTCAGCACGCCATAACTTGCTAAGCGATGCGTCATTGTAACCCTCGACAATGGTATCTCTAATCTGATTCATAAAAATAACGCCTTGCTTGTCCTCCTTCTCGTTGACCGCAACAAAATGCTCGGGGCGCTTACCATTGGCGTACAAAGTATCGATTAGAAAATTCGAGGCTTTGCGTTGCTCCTCGCTCAGGTTTGCCCANTCTTTCAAAAAACCGATTTCCTGAGAGTCTAAAGCGTAAGGGTTATGCTTAGCGGTAGTGTTAGCTAACGACTTAACTTGTTGATCGATAGCGTTGACGGTTTGTTTTTTAGCGTTTGACATGATTGTATTTCCTATTAAGATAATGTCGTAAGCGAATGCCCCGATCCATTAACCATAGTTTACTATAGTTTGTTAATGTTTGTCAAGCGCATAATGTTATGCGCAACGTTGACCTAGGGCATTTTGCGGCCTAGTAATCTAGGGGGAAACTCGACCCCCACCCCCCGCTTTTTGAGAACGGTTCCATCCAGTCTGGCCTAATTGCTAATTTCCACGAGCAATACTCAACTTTTTCATTTTCGACCTAGCTTATAGGGTTAACCCTAATATAGGAACACCCCCCGTCATGTTTTTTAAGTACCTAGCTAAAAAAATTTTTTGTGTGTATACTCCGTGCATCTTCATCACGTCGGACATGACAAGATGCAACTACACGTAGAGCCAGACTTGGCGATACCGTTTCCGGATGACAACCCGGTGCTGGCTAACTTTATAGAGAAAGCCCAAGCAGCCTGTAACTCTGCCGAGTTACTTGGGTTGGATATGACGTCGACCCAAGAAGATAAGCTCGATGCCGAGCAAGCGGTCTATCAGATTGCCGCAAACGAAGAGAAGGCGACTAAGAAACTCATTAAGCGAGACCTTCGCCCTGCCACTTACCATGAAGTTAAGAAAGTTCTAGATGAATTTTCGGTGCGGGTGGTCGACAACGCCATGCAGATTCGGCTTCTTGTAACTAATAAACTTATTATTGACTCCGATTCCCCTGATGATCGCACCCGTCTACGTGCTTTAGAGCTGCTGGGTAAGATTTCTGACGTAGGATTGTTCGTTGAGAAGTCAGAAGTAACAGTCAATAATCGCTCCACAGAAGATTTGCTTGTATCTATTAGGTCTAAGATCCAGAAATTAATGCACCCCCGGGGTGTCGAGGATGCGCAGATCGTAGAAGTTAACGGTGAAACCGTTGATCTAGACAAAGAACTTGGGGCAAAAGACGACGATGATAGTCAATTCGACTGATTATTCCTCGCTTACCGATGCGGAGCTAGACTTTTTAGCCCAGAATTTGGATGCCTTTAGTGAAGAAGAGGCAGCAGAAGTCGATCTAGTCTTAAATATTATCGCCGAGCGCACCAGCGCCCGTGCTTGCTACGAAGATCTCATAGAATTCTGTAAAAAAATGCAGCCAGACTACAAAGTTGGGGCGCATCACCGCAAATTAGCGAACTTATTGATGCAGATTGAGTCCGGAGAAGAGGATCGGATCTGCGTAAACATCCCACCACGTCATGGCAAGTCACAACTCGTCTCTATATATTTCCCAGCTTGGTTTTTAGGGCGAAATCCGAACAAAAAGGTGCTGATGGTCTCTCACACCACGGACTTGGCGGTGGATTTTGGTCGAAAGGTGCGTAACTTAATTGACCAACCTGCGTATAAACAGATATTCCCCACCGTTACCTTGGCGCAAGATAACAAGTCCGCCGGTAGATGGAACACCAACATGGGGGGTGAGTACTTTGCTTGCGGTGTGGGTTCAGCCCTTGCGGGCCGAGGTGCAGATTTACTATTAGTGGACGACCCACATAACGAACAAGATATTATTAACGGCAACTTTGACGTTTTTGAGAAAGCCTACGAGTGGTTTACCTACGGTGCACGTACTCGTTTGATGCCGGGTGGTCGGGTAGCGATCATTCAAACCCGTTGGCATCAGGACGATTTGACCGGTAAAGTTGTGCGGGATATGGTGCAGAACGATCAGGCTGACCAGTACGAGGTGATTGAGTTTCCTGCCATATTTAACGAGAACACCGCACAGGAGAAACCCCTGTGGCCTGAGTTTTATGACTTGCCAGCGCTGCATAGAACGAAAGCGTCTATGCCTGTGTTCCAGTGGAACGCCCAGTATCAGCAGAACCCCACCTCGGAAGAAGCCTCGGTTGTAAAGAGAGATTGGTGGCAGATATGGAAAGCAGAGAGTCCACCTCCTTGTGAGTACATTATCATGTCGCTCGATGCTGCAGCAGAGACACATAACCGTGCCGACTTCACGGCGCTCACCACGTGGGGGGTCTTTATTAATGAGAGGACCGGGGCGTATAACATCATCTTATTAAATAGTATTAAGAAGCGGCTGGAGTTCCCAGAGTTAAAAGACTTGGCTTTCCGAGAGTACGAGGAGTGGACGCCTGATGCGTTTATCGTAGAGAAGAAGTCTGCGGGTACGGCGCTGTACCAAGAATTGCGAAGAACGGGGATGTCAGTACAGGAGTACACCCCACACCGAGGGTCGGGGGATAAGCTTGCTCGACTAAATAGTGTAGCGGACATCGTGCGAAGTGAGTTATGCTGGGTGCCTGAGACACGCTGGGCTGAAGAGGTGGTCGAGGAGATTGCGGGTTTTCCGTTCATGAGTCATGATGACTTGGTGGACTCAACAGTGATGGCGCTCATGCGGTTTAGAAACGGTGGGTTCGTACGCCTACCGTCAGACGAGCCGGAAGACATTAAATGGTTTAAAGCTAAACGCAGAGCTTATTATTAGGATTTATCATGGCTGATGATAAAAAATTTGACACCTCTAGGTTGTCGCCGGATATAAAGAAACAACTTGCAGAAGATTATGGGATTGCTCCGTCTTATTTACGCCCCTATGAAGGGGATCTTCCCTATACGCAGTATGGACTAGATAGCCGAAACCAAGGTATTGCGTCGGTACGTAATTTAAAAAGTACGAATTCATTAGGCGTAACACATCCAGCAGAAGATGTTCCGGGTGGGTCTTTTATAGCTATTGATCCTACTGCGCCTCCAACAACTGTTGGACATGAAATTGAACATGCGCTAATGTACCAAGGGCTACCCCCAAACGAAAATATAAATACGATGTGGGATAAATTGATATTCCCAGATGGTAAAAAAGGCTATAACAAAGAAGATGAAAAATCCGCAGTGGTTAAGCGCCTTGTGGAACATGCCCCATACTTACAGGAAGAGTGGGGGCTAACAAAAGACCATCCATACTTTTCGCAAAAGATGCTAAAAGTTCAAGGTTCTCGCTACCCATATTTACTCCAAGAACAACTTGCAACCTTGTCCCCACTAGAACAAAAACTTAATAAAAGTCTTACTGAAGATCCGTATGTACAAAAATACATACTTACCACTCCCGCACAACGAGAAACATACAACGCACTAACAGGATTACGTCAGTCTCGTTTAGACGCTAAAGATTTACCTCCATACACACGCCAACCCGAGCCAGAAGAACCCGGCATGTTTAGTAAAGCTTTAAAAGCAATAGGGTTTAAGGCTGGCGGTTCTATAGACAAGCCCGTCACGGGCGGCAAGAAATTAATTTAAGGATTTACCATGGCAATTGATAAAGCACTCTATTCAGCCCCACAAGGGATCGAAGAACTTTCCGCTCAGGAAGAACCATTAGAGATCGAGATCATGATCGAGGGTGAGTCTGATGAGGAGACTCCCGAGGAGGAGCTGCGAGAGTCCGAGTTTAATGAGAACTTGGCTGAGCATATGGACGAGAATGAGTTGTCCACAATCGCAGGTGATCTGATAGGTGACTTTGATGATGACATTGGTTCACGTAAAGATTGGATACAGACATACGTCGATGGGCTAGAACTCTTAGGTCTTAAGATAGAAGAGCGAGCAGAGCCTTGGGAAGGTGCGTGTGGTGTGTATCACCCCCTGCTCTCAGAAGCCTTGGTTAAGTTCCAAGCCGAAACCATGATGTCAATATTCCCCGCAGCGGGACCGGTTAAGACGTTAATCATTGGTAAAGAAACGCCAGATAAGAAAGAGTCTGCTGAGCGTGTTCAAGATGATATGAACTATCAGTTAACCGAGGAGATGCCTGAGTATCGCCCAG